ATAATAAAGGTAAATTTAAAATGATGGAAGAAGAGTTTTATTCAACTATTAAATTAAGTTCTGGAGAAGAAATTATAGGTAAAGTATGTTATTTACCTGATGAAGATTCTTTACTTATACAGGATCCCATGGTAGTTGAAAAAGTATCTCAAAAAAGTAATGGTAAAATTCAACAAGGATTTATATTAAAAGATTGGATACATTCTACATATGATTCATTATTTGTTATTAAAATGAAACAAGTAATTACTATGACTGAGTTGGATAAAAGAATTGAAGTATTTTACTTAAACAACTTAAAGAATACTATTGTAGAAGAATCTAATTATAATTCTAATAATATTAAGGTAAGTAAATTTAGTAAAGGAATGGGTTACTTAGGATCAGTAAAGGAAACTAAAGAGTTTCTTGAAGATATCTTTAAAAGATCTTAAGGTATTTAAAGAACTCTACAGTTACCCTTGAACCCTGACAGAGTTATTCTACTCGGTTTTCTAAGGTTTGTCAACCCCCTTAAAGAACCTTAAGGTATTAAAGAACTCTATAGTTATCCTGAACCCTTAACAGAGTTATTCTACTGGGTTTTGTGAGGTTTGTCAAGGGGGTTGACAAATTCCTTGATATGTCCTATACTATTAAGATAATTACTTGGTTAGATACATGTGTCATGGCAAAAAAAGAAAACAGAAAACTATGTTAACAATAAAGAGTTTTTAGAATCCATCACAATTTATAGAAATAAGGTGGAAGAAAGTTTCTTTAAATGTTATGATAGAAAAATAACTCAACCAGATAGATCTACTACATGGGAAGGAAAGCCAAGAATTCCTAATTATCTTGGTGACTGTTTTCTGAAGATTGCTACTCATCTTTCTTACAAACCAAACTTTGTAAACTATATGTTTAGAGATGAAATGATATCAGATGGTATAGAAAATTGTTTACAATATATTCATAACTTTAATCCAGAAAAATCTTCTAATCCATTTGCGTATTTTACTCAAGTAATTTACTTTGCCTTTCTTCGTCGTATTGCAAAAGAAAAAAAACAATTAGAAATTAAAACTAAGATTCTTGAAAGGACTGGTTATGATCACGTTATGTACACAGAAAGCTTTGATGGAGAAATGGCAGGACTTAATCAAAATTATTCTGATATGACTGGCATCAAAGAAACTCTTGAAATTAAAAACAAACGATGACAATAGCTTTGATAACGGATCAACATTTGAATGGAAGAAAAGGAAGCATTATCTTTTGGGAATATTTTCTAAAATTTTATGACGAAGTGTTTTTTCCTACTCTTCAAAAAAATAACGTTAAAACTATCATTGATCTTGGAGACACTTTTGATGACAGAAAGGGTATTGATTTTAATGTTTGGAGTCGTATTCGTCAGCATTATTTTAATCGTATCCGTGAGCTTGGCATTACTCTTCATATGATTATAGGCAATCATTGTGTATACTATAAAAACACTAACAAGATTAATTCTCCAGAGCTTCTTTTATCTGACTACGACAACATCATTGTCTACTCAAACCCTACCACTGCAATCATTGAAGGTGTTCCTATCTGTATGTTGCCCTGGATCAATTCTGAAAATGAGGATGAAACTTACCAACACTTGAAGCAAACGTCTGCTAAGATTGTGATGGGTCACCTTGAACTCAACGGTTTTGAGGTTACTCCTGGTATGCTTCATGAAGGTGGTATGGATCCAGATGTGTTTATTAAATTTAAACAAGTATTTTCAGGTCACTTTCATCACAAGTCACGTAAAGCAAATATCACTTACTTAGGCAATCCTTACCAGATGTTCTGGAACGACTATAAAGATCCACGAGGCTTTCATCTCTATGAACCGACATCCAACAAGTTATCTTTCATCAAAAACCCATACGAAATTTTCCAAAAAATTTAATATGATGATGTTAATCCTAATTTCAGCGTCAATCCCAGTGATTATTCAAACTCTTTTGGTAAGGTTATCGTAGAAAATA